TTAAGGAATAAGCGCTGGGCTTCCTGCTCATTGCCAACAGTCTTGCCGATAAAACGGTCAAATAGGGCGGATGGATTGAGGCCCGTAAGGCTGCCGTCTGATCCTCTGATCATATCTAAAGCGGTCTGTAACTTGGATATACCAAACCTTAGATCGCCTGCACCTTCAGTGGCTTTACTGCCTGCTTTACCCGCGCCCACACGGTTAGCCCGAAGCTCTGCAATGCGTGTTGCATCTGCCTGTTTAGCGGCTGCAACTTCCGCAGCTCGGTTGGCATCCTGTATGGCACCATACTCGCGAGTAGCGGCACCCAGACCATCGCCTTTGAGAGCACCAGAGTACATAGCGCCACCAATGCGGATGAGGCCCTCGCCTCGTGGAGTAATTCCTAGAGCGGAACCACGGGCATTGGCTGTCATGTTACCTGCGCCTCTTGAGAGGGCTGGGGCACGAGTGGCAGTTGTACTTGATGTTGTACTTAATGCTGGTGTCTGCGCTGCTGTATTTGCAGTGGTAGTGGCAGGAGCTGGAGTGGTTGTGTTGATGAGCACTGGGCTCTTAGAGTTTTGAGCTTCCAGAGTTGCGAAGTCTACAGGAGCCTGTCCCATAGGGATTGGCTCGTTAGCAGCTGTAGGCAAAACACCACCTGCACTAGGTGCGTATGGAGGTGCATAAGGATCAGCTGCACCTATAGCAGACGGGTTAGGTGTCAGTGCGGGTACTGGAGTGTACATCGCAGGGTCTGCACCCGGCTGTTCGTTAGGGTTAGGCTGAAGGATAGGGCCGTAGCTACTAGCGACATTGCCGTTTACTGGGTTTTCTACTGATAGGGTGCGGCCATTAGCTTCAGCAACACGAGCATCACGAGCTGCATTACCAGAGGCAAGTGCGGCCTCTGCCGCTGCTTTACGAGCCTGAACACTAGCCATCATCTCAGGTGGTAATGTACCCGAAGATAGTAGTTCTGTGGTGCTTGCAAGCTCCGCTTCTGCCGCTCTTACATCTGGAGCAACTGCTGCTGCCTGTGCTTGTTGACCGCGCAGTTGCTCTAAGTATGCCTCAGCTGCTGCATCATACTGGGGTGTGCTTTGGTTACTTTCGACACTGCCGCCTAGCTCAACCAGACGCTGCTTCATTTGCTGAAGCCGTGCAACATCTGCTTGTGTGTCCACAGAACCCTCAAGATCAGCAATGCGAGTTTCTAGTAGCTGGCGCTCACCAATGTTCTCTTGGACAAGGTTTTGCTCATTGCGCATGAGTACACCGGGCTCTTCTCCTGCACGAGATGCTGGGTCTACGGCTGTCTGAAGGACTGGTGCCTGTGCGGCTGGCTGTGGCTCAGGTTCAACACCCAGAAGTATCTTTCTGGAGTTCTCCAGCATATTAGGACTTAGGCTATCTAAATATTCTTGCGGAGTTTTGTTTTGGCTCTGCGCCATAATAACGAAAGTAGGATGTGTGAGTAGAGGGTCTTGCGGTGTAGATGCTGTAGGTGTTGCAGAAGCATTTTGAGCTGGGTCGATCTCAAATGTCCCTAGTGGGCCAGCCAAAGTTCTCTCGTTAAAGCCTGAGCGCCTTTGATCGTCAATCTGCTTGTTGCGCATCTTTGTATAAAAAACAATATCACGGTCTGCTTTTTCCCTGTCTTGGGGGTTCAATGTATTTACATACTCGTTCCAAGTTAGGCCAGCTGCATCCGCTAATTTCTGGATGCTGGGGGGGATTAAAGGGTCCATTAGTTATTCCCTCCTAAAAACTAAAGCTAGGCGGAGCTATGCTGTTGTTAAACTGCTGCTGCTGTGTTGCCGTACTAAATGGATTGAATGCAGTTGATGTCTGCTGCGGGAAGTATTGCTGCTGGAACCCAAAGCCACTCATCGCACCACCCAAGGCAGCTTGGTATGGGTCAACCTTGTTTGCAGTAATGTTACCCACGTTGACTGGAGCCTGACCTAAAATACCAGACTGGTAGCCTTGGCGCTGCTGCATCTCAAAGTCACGCTGGCGCTCGAAAGCAGCCTGTGCATCCATAAGAGATGCTTGGTCATACCCTTGTAGGGAGTTGCCTGCGTTCATACCGAAGTTAGCACCCTGCCCCAGTGTATTGAGACCCTGAGTGTAAGCGTTCTGGATGCCTTCGTTGGCCATGCCTGCACCCTGCAACGCATTGCCTTGGTCATCAAATTGACGAGCCTGTTGGTTCAGACTGCGGTCAATGAGCCTGTCTTGTACGTCTAAGGCGACATCAGCGCGGCGGTCATCAAAGGCGCGGTTGGCTACTGCTTCGGCTACACCAGCACGGCTGGAGTTCATGTTACCTGAGCCACTTGCTGCAAGGTCGATGCCTGTCAGAGTGTTCTCTTGGAGGTTGCGGCGGTCATCACGCATCGCAGCGTCAACCAACGGGTTTGCGTTGGCACTGGCGTAGTCCATAGCTGTGGCAAGACGATCACCTTGTGCAGAGTTGGCCATGCCTTGGTACTGATTGAACAGAGCGTTGGCATTGGAGCCAAAGCCAGACGTGTTGCCCATCATGCCGTAACCAGAGTTCTGGAGGTTGCCGCCTATGTTGCCCATGTTGGTGGCAGTGCCCGTCTGGAACTGGTTAGGGCCAGCATATGTGGGACCAGTGTATGCACCAGTTGCAAGTACACCATCTAGGGCACCAGAGGCACCAGATAGGTTGGCGTCCACATAGGGTTTGTATTGGTTGAAGCCAGCCATTTGGGCTGCTGTTGCTGCGTCTTGTGCTTTGGCTTGCTTGTTTGCGCCCATAAGGCCCATGGCACCGCCGATTATTGCGCCCCACATAATGTGTATCCTTCTTAATGTGATTCAGACAGCGACCCAAGCAGTACCGTTGTAAACAACCAGTCCTTGAGTTCCGTTGCCCAGAGGGTTCCAAGGGGACACCGCATAGCGAACCATCCCCTTCCGTAAACCTTCGGGCTCACGGTCTGTCACTTGGACAGATGCGTCTGCTAGAGACTGTATAGCTGCCTCTAGCTCTCTTAGTTCTTCTTGTAGAAAACGTCCTACGTCATCATTCCTGAGTGTAGGTAACTGCCGCCTTACATACCGATTAACGATAAGGTTCAGCTTGTCTGATAGAGCCATAGTTACCTCCGCCCAGTGACGATGATGTCTGTGTCCATACCTGAGAAGTTAAAGTCCTTGAGGTTGTCGCTAGTCACTTTGAAGCTCAGGTATCTACCAGCCATCCGTGTATCCAACTTGTAGCCAGTGTTGCTATCAAAAGTTACTTCAGAGCCATAGCTAGGGGTGGCCGCTGGAGTGTCAGCTGCACCAAAAGTAAACTTGAAGATGCCATCAGGATTGCCTGTGCTTATCTGAGGGTAAATCTTGTTGATTACTTTGTAGCCAGACAGGGGGATACCCTGTTCGTCTAGGTCTATGCCTTGGCGCTCAAGTAGGAAGGGCTGCGAGTGCGTAGTGTCTACACCAAAGGCTAGAGAGCCATTGTCAGCTAGGTCTATGCCATAGAGCTTACTTTGAGTTACACCAGCACCGACTGTTGATATGACGATTGGGTGCCTAGCGTAGGGGCTCTCTTGAGCATGGTAAGAGCCACCAATAGTCTCATAGGACTGGGTTGCATCAGCATAAGAGAACACAGAATTTACGTTAGCTTCAGTGCCTGTGATTACATTTGGTAAATCTTGGAATGACCAAACGTCCTCTTTGTAGTTGTAGACTGCTGCACGGTTACAGGATGTACCATCCGTATATACGGCCATGTCATCACCGCTGTGGTAACAAAAGTATAGCTCTTCAAGAGTAGAATTGTGCATCACAAAGCAGACATCATGCTTACTGTTGTCAATACCATTGAATATGTAGTCTCTGACGCGGCCATCACAAATAGAGTTGCGGGAGTTGCCATCAGTTACATAGATGTCATCGCGGTCAAAGACATAGTGGCGACCCTCTACCTCAACTATACAGTTCTGGTTGATTACTCCGGCGTCATCAAAGACCTTGCGGAAATTAAAGATAAACGTACCACCTACGAACTCCATCATCCACACTTGGTCCTGTGAATACACAAGGAAGTTAGGGCCTAGAGTTGCACCATCAACTATGGGGGTCTTCATCTGCACGAGGTCGTTGAAGCCAGCACTGTTGGTAAGATCAGTCTCATCCCATGTAGTAGGCACTTGGTTGGCCAGTACGGGGTCTGAGAACCTCACACGGTTCGGGTAGGCCACGTTGGTTTCCACGGTGCCCAGAGCCAACAAGAAGTCACCAAAAGACCTTAGAGCGGTTGTACGCAGCCCTGTGGGCCAGTTAGGTAAATCAGTAAAGTTAGTCTGGGAGGGTGTGCGCGATATGGGTGTCTGATCGTCCCTGCTGAGATACTGTACGTCAGACAGGGTTGTCGCTGTTACTGCGGGGATAGAAGACGCTGCGCCGGATGTGGTCTTTCTAGTAGTAAAGGTTCCATTAGAGAACTCACGGACATCAAACACATCATCTACGACCAACACTGTGTCAAACCCTGAGAGCGAAGTGATACCGTAGGCAAACACAGGGTCAAAGGAGATGTCAGCCACACCACGCATGATGGGACCACGTTGAACAGAACCATCAGAGAACCTTACGTTCTTGGCTCTAGTGAAGGCGTTGATGGGGAGGTTGTAGGGGTCAACATCAGTGACCACGCCCACGGACCCTAGTCCACGGATTGGTAGGTTA